TGCTGGATGGTGAGCAAAACCTAGCCCTCCCTACTGAAAGGGAAAGGCCTTCAATGCTGGACGGAGCCGCACATACCCGACAGACGTTCGCGTAGGGGTTCTATCTTCGCCGCCCCTGTGACTATCTCAACGCTTACCCACAGTAGTCACCTATCCCCTAGCCCTGCCGTGTTGACCCCGACAGCTAGGCGGTTGTGAAAAAAGACATAAAAAAAGCCGCTTACTACTGCACTGGTCGAAACCCCCATAGGGGCAGTGCATGAGTAAACGGCCTTCAATCTGTTGCTTTCGACGACAACAGGGGAAATTATACATAGAAAAGGATGGGTGTCCACATAAAGCAGTGTTGCTGATAGCGGAACTTCATAAAAACAGCTAGGGCGCTAACCCCTAGTCCACCCATCCCCCTCTAAACCTATGGAACTACCAGCCAAAAGAACACCGGCAGCACCACCATTAGAACGATTAGGGCGAACTCTAGCACCCTGTGACCATCCCAGCCGCTATCGTCTTCAAAATGGGCTTCAGGATAGCGGGGAAAGGCCTCTGCGAGGGTGCGCGGGTAGCGTCTGTGCGTGGGGTTAGTCATACTGTCTCCTCTGATACAAAAGCGGCATTGCCTGTTTGTGCCATGTAGTAATTGGCTTCCTTTTGGGCTTCACGCAGGGTTTTGAATTCCCCGAGAAAGGTCTGATTGTGGTTGTATACCCTGTAAATCATGATGCCTCCCAAATACCAAAACCCTTAGGCATACGCCCAAAGCCCTGCGCCTTACGGAATTTGGCAATAGCATCACGGCGGTTATTCCCATAGGCAGACATGGCATAAATCCACCCCGGCACTTGGATGTAATAGTGTTTCATGCTTCCACCTCTTCAGCGTATTCAGCGATAAGGTGCTGCGCTATTTCGTACCAGTTAACGTCAGACAGGAAGGCCAAGGCGTAATCTCTCGCCAATCCTTCTGTGCTGGTGTCTTCGATGTAAACCTCTGCGGTATCACGCAGGTGGTGAGATAGTTCGTATGCGTCAGACATTAACTGTTTGTCCCACACGTTGTAGTCATCGAACAATTCAAGATTGACGCGCCAAGTGGCGTAGTTGCTCCAGCCGTTGTATGTTGTATCGCTCATGGTCACTGACTCCTAAAGGTTATGGCTTGCATTAGTACAAACCCCTATACCCTCACGCGAGGGCATAGAGAGGGCACTACAGACCAGATATGCGGAAGCAGCGCCCATCTTGGCACTCAACATCAACAGTGCCACCCGCATGGATAGCTAATACTTTACAGCGTACAGTGCGCCCGTAAATTGTCGTAAAAATGTAATCGCCTGTTTTCATGGTATTCCCCTTATTGTGCTGCTGCGTACTTACGCAGGGTCTTGACGTATGACTTGAATTGCCCTTTACCGTGAGACTTTGCGTTTTGATACCATGCGCAGACCACAGTACCAGAAGGCTTTACGCCTAGGAAAATGCCCTTGTTGCTTCTGTCACCAGCATAAACCCATTGACCCGGCTGGATGTGTGTGTAGAGCGCAGCGGGGACTTCCCAGATATTGAAAGAGGTTTGGAATTTCATGGTACTACCTTTATAAAGATGCTCACTTGCTTAGTGAGTGATTAGATTATACGACTATTCCTGTGATTGTCAATAGGTATCAATCTAAAGTATTGCCACTGTAATTCTATACAGCGACACCCGTTGTACTAGCTAATCATCTAGGTTACAATCTAGACTGTAAAGTCTATAAACATCCTAGTGTGTTTTATCTGTAGGTAATGTCTCTACCGATTAGACAGATAAGTATGGGGTCTGTCACTTCCCGTTCACCGCCAGACTAGGTAGTCTGTACTGATACCCTGCGTCTACTTTATGACTATGGGTCTGGGTTGTGACTGCTCAGTCTACATTCCCCTACGCTCCCCGTGGCTACTTGAGATGGGTTCTAGCCCCTGTGTGGTGTGACCTCCACATCCCGTCCCCCCCAAAAAAAATTAGGTTTCTGGCTTACTGTTGTTTGTGCTAGTATCTAGTTATTGGTAGAGATGGAGATGTTGATATGCAAGAGATAAAGAGAGAAAGCGGTTATGCGATTCCCCCTGCTAGGGTGGTGTACGCCTACCCTTATGAAGAGATGGATGTAGGGGACTCCTTTGTTGTGCCGGTAGAGGCTAGGGCAAAGGTCTTGAACGCTAACTACCGGGCTGGCAAGCGGCTAGGGAGGGTGTTCATAGCTAGAACAGAAAGTGAAACTATCCGTGTATGGAGGCAAGCATGAGAGTATTGATAGACGTTAACCAGAAGACTACATCTGCTGACCTTGTTGACCAGATATTGAAAGCTAGGCTGCTGGATATTCGGGATGAGATGCTGCAATGGTCAGACAATTCGGAGATAGCTGCTGCTTGCAAGGTCTTGCTGGATTGGATGGCAACGCCGGGTGAGTAAATGTCGGACAGAGTAATACTGGAGATGGCAGAGGCTAGGATGTTGGTGGCAAGCTACTTTGCTGCCAAGCAGACGTTTGGGCCTGTGCAAGCTAGGGTGTTCTTGGACAAGCAATTGAAGAAGCTAGAGAAGGTGTACGGCAAGGAGTCGGATGTGCGGCTTAAGAAGTACATGCGGGTAGTGGCAACAGAAGAGTTACTTATAGATGTCTGATAAACCTTTAGTGTCAATCATCATGCTGCTGTACAACAACGTGCAGTATCTCAAGAGTGCGGTTGAGAGCGTAAAGGCACAGACGTACAAGAACTGGGAGTTGGTTATCAATGATGACCGTTCTACAGATGGTGCTTATGAGTTGGCTTTGGTCTTGGCTAAGACTGACAAGCGGATACGGGTAAGCCGCAATGACAAGAACATAGGTACGGTAAAGAACAGGAAACAGACTTACTATTTGACCAAGGGTGAGTTGGTATGCCACCTTGACAACGATGACATGCTGGAGCGTTGGGCTTTAGAAGAGATGGTCAATGCCTTTGCCCAGCAGCCCCTGACTATGTTGCTGTACTCTGATATCGTGCAGATAGGCAAGAAGAATGAAGTTGAGTTGTACTCTGCCAGCCCCACCTACGACAAAGAGAAACTGCACCAACATGGGTGGCGGCATTTTGGGATGTACAGGCGGCTGGTCATGAAGTACATAGACGGGTACAACGATAAGCTGGTCAGTGCGTGTGAAGACGGGGACTTGTTCATGCAGATAGCAGAGAAGTTTCCTATACAAAGGTTAGAGAAGCCCCTGTACCTGTATCGCAATCATGGAGAGAACAACAGTCACAAAAACTTGAAATGCCAGACTTGTCCCTCTAATCCTGATTGCAATTACATACGGGTGTGGGCAGCTTCTCTTAACTATGACCAACGTACTCTTGAACCGAAGGTAGACCATGAAAGTAGCAGTAATAACTCCCTACTACAAGGAATCATTGGAGACACTAATGAAGTGCAGGGCCAGCGTAGTGCGCCAATCGTACTCGCAGACGGTCTCACATTACATGGTGTCGGACGGGTTTCCGAAGCCGGAGTTTGACAGTCTAGAGTTCCACGTGAAACTGCCGCACTGCGGTGACTACGGGGATACTCCCCGGCTTGTTGGTTGCGCTATAGCGGATGCACAAGGAGCAGATGCCATCCTCTTGCTGGACGCTGATTGCTGGCTAGACAAAGACCATGTAGAGCGTCTAGTCAAACTGATGATAGAGAAAGATGTTCCTGTGGTCACCTGTCCCCGCAAGCTGTGGCGTATGGACGGCAGCTATATGGGTGTGGACACAGAGTCAGAAGGCAAACACTTCAACGACACTAACTGTTACCTTATAAGGCGTGATGCCTTTCACTTGTTCCGGGCGTGGGGCTTGAAAGACAAGAGACTAGCCATTGTTGATGACCGAGTGTTCTGGGCAACAGTACAGTCTCACCAAGTCCCTATAGCGCGGAGCAAGAAAGCTACCGTCAACTACCCCACCAGCTTTGCCTTTCACTACACCAGCAGAGATGAGCCTGTGCCAAAAGGAGCCAAGGTCATCATGCAGATGGATGGCGAGTTCAAGATGATGACTTATCCCCAATTCAAGAAACTAACCAAGAGGACAAAAGTATGAACGTAGAGATTAATACCCTAGCGTGGCCCAACACCCATGTGGACATGCTCAAGTCCCACAGTGATGTGTGCCGCCATCTAGGGCTGGAAGTAGGCTATGCCTTGCAGCAGACTCCCCACGGTCAGTGGATGGACAACATCATGAACAACAGTGCCTCTGACGTTGTTGGCTTTATGGACATTGACTGTGTGCCTACCAACAGGCAAGTGGTGGACGATGCTATCGCGTGGGCGGCAGACAACAAGTCTTTTGTTGGCATTGCCCAAGCCAGCAATCACATACCTCCCAAGTCCCATATCTTTGCCTCCCCTGCTTTCTTCTTCATCTGGCGCAAGACATGGAAGGCTATGCAGCGTCCTACTTTTTCAGAAACTCCTAACGGAGATGTAGCTGAGAACGTGTGTTACGCAGCAGAGTTGTCTGACATCCGCTACAAGGTTTTGTATCCTACTCACTGGACATCAGAGCCGGTGGAAGGTCATGCGTGGAGGTTGCACAACTACGGCTTGTACGGAGTAGGCACACACTTTGAAGAAGGTGTGTACCATCTGTTCCAAGGGCGCATAGAGAGGAACGTGCAGATGTTTGTTAACCGCTGTGATGATATTGTTAAAGGCAAGTTCACCACTGAACACATGATTGACAGTCGCCTTCCCTATCATGGAAAGATTTGTCCGTGAAGTTTGACCTCCAACACTTCTACAAGTTCTGTAGCGAACTGAAGATTGAAACCAAAGAAGAAGGCCTAAAGAAAATGGGCAATCTTCTGGGGACGCAGAAGTATGTCATGGAGGAAATACAGAAAGGTCTAGCAGAAGATGTCCACTTCTTTGTTATTCTCAAAGGAAGGCAGCTCGGTATTACAACCGTCAGTCTCGCCCTTGACCTCTATTGGCAGTTCACGCATCCGGGCTGGCAAGGGACGCTGGTGGCAGACACAGAAGAGAACCGGGATATGTTCCGCTCTACTCTTGCTATGTACATGGACGGGCTACCCAAGGAGTACAAGATACCGCTGGTGGCGCACAACCGAAATCAGATGGTTCTTAAAAACAGGAGCCGCATCTTTTACCAAATAGCGGGTAACAAGTCCCGTCTAGGCCAAGGCAAGGCCATTACATATCTTCATGGTACAGAGACAGCCAGTTGGGGCAACGAAGAAGGTTTAGCATCCTTGATAGCTTCTCTGGCTGAGAAGAACCCAGAGCGTCTGTACATGTTTGAAAGCACGGCGCAGGGCTTCAACATGTTCCACGATATGTACAAGGTAGCAAAGTCTGCCAAGACCCAACGTGCAATCTTCTGCGGCTGGTGGCGTAATGAATACTATTCTGTAGAAGCAAGCAGCAACATCTACAAAGTCTATTGGGATGGGCGGCTTACCCCGGAAGAGAAGGAATGGACTAAGGACATCAAGAAGATGTACGGCGTGGAGATTAACTCCCGGCAGATGGCATGGTGGCGCTGGAAGTTAGCAGAAGGTATCAAGGACGAAACCCTGATGTACCAAGAGTTTCCCCCTACAGAGGACTACGCCTTTGTCATGACGGGAACTAGCTTCTTCTCCCACACCCGCTGCACGGAAGCTGCCAAGGAATCTAAGAAGCTATTGCCTGACCACTACCGATATGTCTTTGGTCAATCCTTCCAAGACACAGAAGTCATCAAGTCTACAGAGCGCCTTGGTACTTTAAAAGTCTGGGAGGAACCGCTGGACACTGCGTACTACGTTATAGGCGCAGACCCGGCTTACGGAAGCAGTGATTGGGCAGACAGGTTCTGTATCCAAGTGTTCCGCTGCTATGCCAACGGTCTAGACCAAGTGGCAGAGTTTGCCACCAGCGAGATGAACACCTACCAGTTTGCGTGGGTGATAGCGCACTTGGCTGGTGCGTACAAGAACTCTACCCTCAATCTGGAAATCAACGGCCCCGGACAAGCAGTCATCAATGAGATTCGTACTCTCAAGAGAATGGCTGTCAGTATGAACAACAAGATGGGGTCTGACCTGATGGACGTACTTGGCAACATGTCTAACTACCTCTGGCGGCGTAATGACTCGCTGGGTGGCCCAAGCATGAGCATAGGATTCTTGAC